CCAAGATCTCGCGCGCCTTCATCGCGTAGCTCCCGACTGTCTGCGCGATGTTGCGCAGCATCAGGTGCGTCGGCGGGGCATTCCGCGTGTCGAGCTGGCCGACTAGCGAGCCCTCCTTGTAGTGGTAATACTCCGACGTCAGGCCCTCGGCCCGCAGGCGGAGCCCGTCGATTCCTTTGAACATGCGCTACTCCTCTTCGAGATGCGTGAGATTGAGATCCTGCGGCGAGAGCTGCACGACCGTCGGAAACGGGGCCGCGGCGGAATTGACGTAGAAGTAGTCGACCTCGTCCAGCCAGACGCTGGTCGGGTACGCGCTCGAGCCGGCTCCGGTCTCGGACGAGACGGAGGTGTAGTAGGTGAGAAACGAATATGGAACCGTGTTGAACGGCGCGATGACGATCGGTATCCGCCAGAGCTGCCCATCGGTCATCGTTTTGACGGGATAGGGCCCGCTGGCCGAGTTGAAGTAGGTGTTGTCGAGGGTCATGGGGTTTGTGCCCGTGGCCTCCGTGCCGTGAGCCTCATAGAACTGCATGGTCGCGTAGTAGAAACTGCCGTTCGGCTTCTTCAGCAGGGGCATCTGGATCGCGATCCACAAGACGTTGCGGTAAACGACACTTCCCCCCAGCGGCAGCGAGAATGTGCCGGCGACGTTGAATTCGAGCCATGCTGCGTTCGAATTGGCCGCGAGGCCTCCGGCGAAGGCTCCGACCGTCATCGCGGATTTCTTGGCCACGCTCTGCGGCCAGCCCCCGTAGCTTCCAGCGACGACGCGGCCGACGTTGGCGGCGCCGTTTTTGATGATGAAATCGTTGATCCGGAAATCGCTTTGCGTGATTTCGGTAACCTCTGTGTAGCGCCGGATCGGATAATCCGCGGCGGCCGCTTGCGTCTCAAAGGTCGAATGGGAAACGGGGTTGACGAGCAGCCGAATCTTGTTCACGCCCGCCGGTTGCGGGATGGCCGGATTCAGCGTTGCATCGGAGAAATACAGGCGCGACCCCGACGCCACGTGGGACATCAGGATCTGCCGGCCGCGCTTGTAACCGGGATCGGTGTTGCCGCCCGAATACAGCGTGATCGAGCCGTTGCTGTCGATGATCTTGATGTCGCCGAGATCGTTCGCCAGGCGCAGCGGCGCGATTCCAAAGAAGCCGTGGCCGGACGGGTCCCGGTCGAACTGGTCCCGTGCATGACTGACCCGGTCGAAGCGACCGTCGTTCTTGAGGTCGACGTCGTCCCAGGCGATCGCGATGTACGCCAGCTGCCACTGCGTCCCGTTCACCAGCAGCACGTTCGAGGCGTCTATCTTGATCGTCGACGTCGCTCCACCACCGCCCATGACGAGCGGCGAGGTTGAGGGAAAGTCGACGCGGTACGTGTGGAGACCAGCTGTTTGAATCAGAGGAACGGTTTGCGACAACGGTCCACTGAAGCCGTTGTCGTGTGTGACGACCACGCTTGGGCTGGGCGAGGATGTGCCGCCGGTCACGGCGAAGACAACGCTGAAGGTAGGGTGTGACAGCGTTGTGCTGTCGAGATACGCGTTTGCCCAGACCTTCACGTCCCACTGCACCCATGAGGAGGTGTGGTCGCCGGCCGTGACGACGAGAGCGCTCGATATGATCGCGACGCTGTCCGTCGAGGCCTTCGTGAATCCGGTCGGCAGCGTCGGCAGATCGAAGCTCTCGACGTAGGGCGTGATCGGACGGTCGTCCGAGGTCTGATGCGGCGCTTCGAACGTCGTCGGGTCGAGGAGTAGCCCGGTCGAGGTGGCGATGGAGCTGGTGATGCCACCGATGTACAGGGCCCTGACCGCAGCGACGTAGGTGTTGGCCGCGTCCATCTGCAGGTCCGGGATACCGACCGAACGCCGGCCGACGTCCTCGACGACCCGGCTCCAGTACGGATTCGAAGGATCGCCGCCGCTCGGGTAAACGATGACCTCGAACCCGACCAGTGCCCAGGACGCATTGACGGCGTCGACGAACGTCCAGTTGACGAAGAGATGGAAGACCTTCAGCGGCACAGCCTGCGTGCTGCCGGCGCTCGGTGCCGACATGGCGCGGCGCCGCGATGGAGTCGGGTTCGGAGTGAGCGTGACGGCGCTCGGGTTCTGCGGAACGATCGTCGAGGACTCGATCTCTCCCGAATATTGGAAGTCGTGCAGGCGCTCGGAGATCGCGTCCGCACAGGCGAACCTAAAGTTCCAGAGCCCGGTCGTGCGTGTCTTGAAGACGAACTCGCCGCCAGAGGGCGCGACGACCATCGAGACCCGGGTCGAGTCGTCCGGCACGAAGTCGTCCGTTTGAGACGCCCACATGTAGATCGCCCGGACCTCGGGATCGGTCGCGGCGCCGACCGGCACCTTGATCCAGTCGTCGGCGCGCGTGATCGTGGCCGGGTTGACCGAGGGCGCCACCGGGGCGGACTTTGTGACGCTCGCGCTGGCCGAGCTCGCAGAGACGTTGAGGAACGCGTCGAATGCCCGGACGTACAGCGTCTTCGTCCGGACGGCGGGCCCGTTGATCTTGTATTCGGTCGCGCGGCCGCGGTAGAGCGGCGGGTGCGTGACGTTGTCGAGCCAATAGTTGTCGACGTCCCGGACCTCGATCTGGAACTCCCGGCCGGGATCTGTCCAGCGCCAAACGAACGCGTCGCCCTCGGCGGTAGCCGCGAGGCCGGTGACCGCGGGTGCCGGCGAGCCGTACCAGCGGACGTAGACGCTGGCGAAGGCTGAGCCGCTCAGGTTGTAGCGGCCTGCGGTCGAGTATGGCGTGACGCGGAAGTAGAGCGTCTGGCCGTGGGGTGCATTCGGCCAGACGTAATGCGGGTTGCCGTCGACGGAGGCCAGGCGCTGGTACGTCACGCCGTCGTAGCCGTAGTCGATCGCCGCGCCGCCGTAGAAGCCGAACTGCGGCAGGGGTTGCGGCGCGGCCCACTCGAGGAGGACGTTCGTGATCTTCGACCCGTCCTGTTGGGTGATGATCTCGGTCGAGGCTGTGAGGGACGTGATCGGCGCCGGGCCCGCCCCGAAGTTGGGCAGGAGCGAATAGCTCGGGATGTCGATTGGTCCGGACGTGTCGTACAGGGAGTTGTTCTGCTCGACGAACGAGATCGGGCGGAACTCGCTTCCGTCGCGGCCGATCTGGACGATGCGCGCCGGGAGCAGCTCTTTCCCGACCGGGCCGTAGAACCAGAGGTCGCCCTCCTGGGGGATCTTGCTGAAGGGGACCGTGACGAAGAATCCGAAGTACTCGCTGCCGTCCGCGGGGGCCGTTGCATCCGCAACGTCGCGCTGCTCGAGGATCTCGTGTCCTCCAGCGTCGCCGGAGGCATACCGGACCCGGACTGAGTACGGCGTGCCGGCCACGAACGGGACGCTCCGGTCAAAGAGGATCATGTTCGAGGTCGAGCCGGGCATGACCGTCCCGCCGTATCCCCACTGCGGGAGATCGTGCTGGATGCCGACGATGTCGTAGGTCTGCGCCGTGATCGCATCGATCCAGGCCGAGAAGTTGCCGTACTGGCTGAGCGCGAAGTTCTGGCGGAGCCGGAGGCGGGTGCTCCTCACGGCTTGGGTGCGGCGGGTGACTCCGACCAGCGAGAGCGATTGGCGGAGCACGGGTAGACCCAGCGCCTGCAGATCGTCCTCGGTGCAGAAGACGGCCGTCCCGCCGGCTCGCGTGTTGTTCGGTGGTGAGGTCGTGTCCCGGATCGAGACCGTCACGACCTCGGTCTGATAGTCAGCCTTGCCGTCGTCGAAAGAGGTGTCGTAGGTGTTCAGCTGGCCGCGCCCGCTCTTGAACTGCTGGTTGAAGGAGCCCTTGACCATGTTCCCGACGTTGAAGGCCTGCTTCGGATCGCCAGGACGATCGACGCCAACAGAGAGCGCATCGCCGTGGAAGAGGAGCGTCCCGGATGCCGTCGTGACGACGGACTGCAAGAGGTCCAGCGAGTTGACCTGCTGGTTGAAATAGCAATCGAACTGGAAGCGCGGCTCGATGTAAGGCACGCCCGGGTTAGGGACGACGGTCTCCGCCTCGGCCGCGTAATCGGCGGCCGACTTCCAGGCCGTGGCCACGAGGCCGGCTGCGGGCAGATCGACGCCGCATCCGACCTGGGTATCCCGCGCCAGGGCGGCGGAGATCCAGTAGGGATTGCGGCCCGGAGGCGCGAAGGTCTCGAACGAGTAGGCGACGCCGGACAGACCCGCAGTCCAGTTGCTCGTCGTGAGGGCGGTATCGGATGCGATCGCGGAGATGATGTGCGTCTCGCCGCCGGCGAGGATCGTGTCGTTGACCTTGAGGTCGGCGAGAAAGCGCGTGCCGACGCCGGTCACTGTCCCGGACCCGGGCGTCGTCGTGATCGTTCCCGCGCCCTTCTGCCGCAGAGCTCCGAACGCCGCATCCTTCCACGCCGAGCCGTCATAGACCTGCGGGATGTACCCGCGCCACATGACGTCAGAGTTAGGCGTGCCTCCGCTGAACTGAGCGCTGGCCACGCTGTTGATCGCGTAGAGAGAGTCGCCCGGGTAGGTCCCGTCGAAACCGGGGGTGTTCGCGATCTGTTTTTCTTCGGTGATCCCCGTCAGGGCGATGTGCCACTGGTCCTTGGCAACATCGTGGCTCTGTGCGCTGAGCCAGGTGAGGCGAATGTCGTACTGCGCCGGCACGAGGTGCTCGACGCGCCGGGTTTCGAAGATCGCGCCGCGATTAGCGCCCTTGATCTCCCGCTGCCCGTCGTAGTCGATGTTCGTCCAGGGGTCGCTCGTGCCATGGCGCCGGTACTCGCATTTGTACCGGGTGGCATTCGGGCCGAAGCTCCCGTTGTCCTGGGTGCTCGAAAGGCCGGACAGGTTCATCAGGACCTCGAACGCATCGCAGTCGGTCCGGACGGTCGTGTAGAGATACGGTGTGGGCGCGAGATCCGTGAGATCGATGGACAGCGGATAGGTCTGGGCGATGACGTTGAAACCCGGAATGATCGGCTGTTCGAGCGAGAGGGTGTAGCGCACGCCGGACGCGCCCTGCTTCCAGGGATCGGTCGTCAGGACGGTGTCGGAGACGATGCTCGTGATGACGTGGTACTCGCCGTTGGCCTGGATCGTGTGGCCGACTCCCAGCTTGTTGACCGCATTCGGGCTGGCGCTGGAGAGGAAGAGAGTGCCCACGCCGGTAACCGTTCCCGAGCCGGCCGTCACCGTGATCGTGCCGGCGCGGGCGTTGTGGTGGCACAGGGCCGGCTGACCAGGTCGGCCGGTGCGCCAATGAATCTCGGTGCCGGGGAAGTTGCTGTGGTGCTGCCCGTTGAGGCGGACGTCGGCCTGATTCGTCAGAACGTCGATCGGCAGCTTTGGGTTCGTGACGCCGACCGGACCCTCGGTGACGTGGCCGGCAACGAGAACGAGCACGTGCAGCGTCTCGCTGAGAGCGAAGAGCGTCGTTCCGTCGTAGCTCGGACTCGAGGCCGTGCGCGGAGGGATGACGGTCGGCCGCCGGCGGAACGAACTGATGCGGTCGCCGGCGATCAGGCGCTCACCCGTTGCAATCGGTCGCGGGATGCCTGCGCGGTCGTCGTTCTGGCTGCCGGACCAGACGTACGACGTCTGCCCGTCCGGGCCCTTGACGGGGCGCTGGTGCGGGGAAACGAGGGCTCCGATGGTGGAGCCGATCGCGTACCCGGTCATGACGCCTTGAGCGGTCGCCAGAAGGCCCGCCGATGCTGGCAGGAGGTACCACGCCACTACCGCGCCGACGACGCCGAGGATGAGCGCTGTATTGCGCCCCTCGACGTCCGGCAGGACCCAGATCACCGTCCCGTCGCGAGGAATGAAGCCGTCGAACGCCGCGATCTCTTCGACCGGCGGATGTTTGCGCCACAACTCGCGCCAGAAGCGCTCGAGCGTCGTCTCTGGGAGGAGGACATGGACGACGTCGCCCGGCCGCATGATCGCGCCGTCGACGATGATGTGCGCGACCTTCTCCGGCGGCAGGTCGATCGAGGCCAGGTAGTCGGAGAACTTCCGCCCGCCGACGTATGGGATCTCCTCGTCGTTCCATTCGAGGTGGCCGTCCGGCCCGGGCAGCCCCGGGAAGCGCAGGGTGATCAAGCGCGCAACCTCAGAAAGCCGTGGCGGCGGTCCTCGCGGGTGCGGGCCACCCGATCGAGTAAGCGTTCCCGCCGGAACCCGTCATCGAACTGCCGGCGTGGTGCCCCGGGGATGTCGTCGTAGAGGTTCGCGATCGTGACGCCAACGACCTCCTGCGAATGGATGAAGGCGCCGTTGCCGAGGTACAGGCCGGCGTGGTTGCCGATGGCCAGACGGTGATTGCAGATCGGGACGACGTCCCACGGCTCCGGCTCGAAGACGGTCCGGAAGTTCTGCTCGAGCGAGGTGTAGTAGTCGGGGAGCTCGACGCCGCGGAGCCGGTACGCCTCGCGCACGAGGTCCCAGCACTTGATGTCTTCGAAACTCCGCCCGACCCAGCCGCGGATCGTGGCCAGGTGGTCGGTGAGGATATGGTCGGTCATGGTTAGAACCAGCGGGTGCGGTTACCCATCACGCCCGGGTAGCGGGTGCGGGTGATGAAGGTGCGGGGCATCTTCGAGCGGAGGATGCGCATCGCCATCGCCGAGCATGTGACCGTCGCGTGCAGCTGGTCGGTCTTCACCGTCTCGATCGTGAAGTACTCGGACGCGCTGGCGGTCGGGTCGTCGAGGTGATTCCGGTGGACCGTGATGAATCGCCCTTCGCGGTTCTCGACGATGTACGTGCCGACGATCGACTGCACCTCAAGACCGACGTTGGCGAAGAGGATGTCGAAGGTCGGGATCTGCGCCTGCGAGTTGACCGTCTTCGTTGGCTTCGAGAACGGGCCGGCAGTGAAGGTGTGGCCTTCGAAAACGACCGTGTCGCCCTTCTGGGCGCTCCAGAGCCAGCGGAGGTATTGCGGCGAAAGCCCATCGTCTCCGCCGCCGAGGTCCGCGTAACAGATCTCCAGGAGGAGAGCGAACATCTCGCCGTACTGGCGGTTTTTCTCCGCGACCCACGCCGGGATGTCGAGCATCAAAAGTTGCCCTCTAACTGCAGATCGAACTGGAACCATGGGGAGTCGCCCTCGATCGGCGTCGCGAGCGGCAGTTCCGTGAGGGCATAGTTGACGGTGCCGGTGCCCCAATACGGGTGAATGAGCGTGAAGGGCTTTGCGAACAGGTCTTGTGCGTTGAGGAACGCAAAGACCGTGTTCGTGTCGGCCTGGTTTAGGACGCAGGAGATCGTGAACGCCTTGAACCTGCCGGTGCGGCCGAGCGTGCGCCGCTGCTTGACGCCGTTGTCCATCGCGACGATGAGGCCAGGGCGCTCATAGACGGCGTTCGGGTACCGGATCGACGCCGACGGACTGAGGCCGTGGCCGGGACGCGGAAAGGTGTCCATCGGCTAGCCCTCGTTGCGGATGATGTGGCGTACAAAGCCGTTGTCCCAGAAGTCGGCGCCGACGTGCGCGATGACTTCGCCGCGGCTGGGTTGGACCATGGGCCGGATGCGCGAGGCCATGCCCGGCAGGAAGTCGTTGGCGAGCATCATTGTGACGTGGTTCTCAATGATCTGCCGACCGCCGCCGCCCTGCATCTCGACGGGGATGGAGCGGCCGTTCGGAAGCGGGACGACGGTTTCGTTGTAGGCGCCCTCGCCAACAAGGCCGATCGTCGGACTCGTGACGATGCCGCCGGTGGCAAAGGCGGTGATGCCGGTGCCGCCGGCGAAGATGCCGCCGTTCGCGGCGCCGATGACGCCGGGCGCGGCACCCGCGACGCTACCGAGACCTTGCCCGAATGAGATCGTGCCGGTGCTGCCGTACGACATCGCTAGGCTCTTAAGCATCTTGAGAAGCGAGATGACCGCCTGATCGGCGAGGAAGTCCGCGATGTGCTGCAGCATGGCCTTGAAGAAGTTCTTCGCCACGTTCTGAAGGTCATTGAACTTGCCGGTCAGGATGTCGAAGAAGCCGGTGCCGAGAGCGCTCTGCATGTCGTGCGCGGCCTGCTGGGTGAGCCCGACCAGCTGATCGGAGACCTTCGTGTGCTCCGCGAGCAGCCGGTCAAGCATGTCGCCGAAGCTGTTCGCGTATTTCAGGTCGATCGAGCGCATCTTTCCGTAGTGCTCGGCCCAGATCTGCTCGATGACGCTCGCCTCCTCCGTCGTGCCCTTGAACTTCTCGTGAGCGAGGCGGAGCTCCTCCTGGAGGGTCTCCTGCGCCTGGGCGCGTTCGAGGGCGGCGCCGGTGAGAGTGGACTGGAGGAGCCGCATCTGTGAAGCGTGGTTGGCTGCTTCGCCTTCGCGGACGTACTTGTCCTCCATGTGCGCGACGATCTGTAGGTGCTCCTCGCGGAGCCGCATCATCGCGGCCAGGTCCTGCGCGGTGCCTTTGTACTTTTCGTGCGTCAGGCGAAGCTCGTTCGCGTACCGCTCCTCTTCCTGCGCCTGTTCGAGCTTGAAGCCGGTCAGGCCGACCTGAAGCATCTTGACCTGCGTCGCGTGCGCGAGCGCCAGCTCCTCGTCGTGGTACTTCTTGTTGACGTGCAGGAGCTTGTCGTTCTTCTCGGTCTCCAGATCGGTGAGGATGTTGGCGAGGTCCCGCGCACCCTTGTACTTTTCCTGTGCCAGCCGGACCGACTCCTGGTACGCCTCCTCGATCTGCGAGCGCTCGAGGTTCGCACCCGTGAGCGTCGCCTGAAGGATGCGCATCTGCGAGGCGTGCGCGTCCTTCTCGTAGTCGAGGTGGTACTTGCGATTGATGTGCGAGAGCTTGTCGTTCTTCTCCTGCTCGAGCTGGAGCAGGATGGCGCTCAGCTCCTTGGCGCCCTTGTACTTTTCCTGTGCAAGTCGGGCGGCTTCCTGGTAGGTCTCCTGTGCCTGCGAGCGCTCCAGCGCCGCACCCGTAAGAGTGGCCTGGAGAATGCGCATTTGGGACGAGTGCGCCTCGCGCTCATAGTCGAGGTGGTATTTCTTGTCGATGTGGAGGAGCTTGTCGTTCTTCTCCTCTTCGAGCTGAGTGAGCGCCTTGGCCAGCTGGTCTTCGTCGGAAAACTTGTCCGCCGCCAGCTGCTTCGCGTTCGCAAAGTTCTCCTCGGCCTGCGCCCGTTCGAGCTCGGCTCCGGTCTGCGTCGCCTGGAGAATGCGCATTTGGGATGCGTGCAGGAACGCCTCGAAAACCATGCGCTCCTTCTTCACTTTGGCCGCTTCCTCCGGATCGTCAGCCTGAGTGCCCCAGCTACCGGATGCGCCATGGCGATTCATCTTTGCGAGCGCTTCCGTCCGTCGCCGCTCGATCTCGTCCATCGCCTGCTGCCATTCGGCAACCGCGTTCTCACCGAATTTCGGGAATGCGAGGTGCGCGACGAGATGAAGGTCTTGAACGAGATCTTCGAGGCCGGCCGTAACGACAATCGCACCGTTCGCGATCTGGTGGAGCGCGTCCCGGAAACCGTATGTGTGCTCAGTTGCCTTGTCTGTGGCGTTCGTATAGTCGCCACCGAGCACATGCGACACAGCTTCAACAGCCGGGATCAGTTCTGCGATCGTCGTGCGCGCAACTCCCACGCCGGCCATCTCGATCTTCTGTAGAGAGACTTCGAACTCGTGCGCCTGTTTCGCGGCGAATTCCGAAAGCGTGTAACCGGCAGCATCCGCTTCCCGGCGGAGTTTCTCGATGCCCTCGCGCCCGAGGTTGAGGAACGGGATCATCGCCTTGCCGCCCTTGCCAAGCGCCTCCATCGCGTAGGCGGTCTTCATTGGACCGTCCGGCATGTCCTTGAACTTGTCAGCGATCTCGCCGAGGACGACGTAAGTGTCCTTGAGGTTGTTCTTCTCGTCGCGAGCGGAGATACCGAGGTTCTTGAGGACCTTCGACGCCTTGCCGACGTCATCCTGCCCCTTGACCATCTGCTTGGACAGGACGCCGAACGCCTTCGACATATCGTCGATCGAGAGTCCGACCGTGCGGCCCGCATAGTCGAGTTGCGAGAGGTTCTCGACAGAGATACCGACCTGCTGAGAGAGAAGGTCGACGTGCGCAGCGGACTCGATCGCGTTCTTCCCAATCTCCAGGAGTCCCGCGCCAAGGCCGATCGGTAGCGCGATCTTCAGGAGACTCGAAAACATCCCGCCCATCCGAGCAGAGAAGGCTCTCCCCTCCTCCTCCGCCTTCTTCATCTCGGCGATGAGCTTCTTCGAATCGCCGAGAATCTCGATGATGGTTGTCGCGAGGACGCCTTCGGGCATGGTCTAGCTCCGGAGTGACTGGATGAAGTTCTTGATCGCGCCCGGCTTGACGGCTTCGTCCGGGCGGATGATGAGCGACTCTTCTCGGGCTGCACCGCTGGCGCGGCGGGTGAGATCGCGGATGAGGCTCTTGCGGTCGTCGCTCTCGATCTTCGGAGAGCAGGCGACGATCACGGCGCGCAGGTCACGCTGCGCCTGCAACCGGTCGATCTCGGCGTGGTACGCCTTGAAGCGGCGCACAGTCATCGCGAGCATCTCCCTTTCGGAGAAGTGGTACTCGCTCGCGACGGCCGCGAACTGCGTTATGAGGCGGACGCCGACGGTTCCAAAGGGTCGGGGCCGTCCGGGACACCGACCTGGGTCTTGATGAACGTTGCCAGTCCGTTCGTTTCGCGCACCGTCAGCTTGTTGAGCTTCTCGGCAACCAAGGACGGCACGAGAATAGTGATCTGTGCGGAGAGTGCCGCCACCCTATCTCGCGGCGCCATTTCGGGCAGACCACCTTGGAGGTCGAGAAGAGTGATGAACTCTTCGTTTGTGATGTCCTCTACTTCCCGGATCGGGTAAGGGGTCGTATCAGAAAACCGCTCCGGAAGCCGGACGCCACTTGAGGCGTGCGGCTTGAAAACGTTCATATCTAGAACCTTCATGGCCATAAGTGAGGTGATGCGCGGAGCGCCGGAGCGCCCCGCGTCCTTTCAAGTCTTTTGCGTTAGAGGGGAGGGCCTAGACGCCGGGGATGCCGATCGGCGCGGAGACGTCGATGGCGGTCTCGTCGCCCGTGAAGAGGCAGCACAGCCCTTTGCCGACGGTGAGGCCCGGCAGGCAGACGAAGTCCGCCTCGATCGTGCGCTGCACATTGTTCGAAAACATCAGCTTGAGCGTCCCGGCGCCCGGCACGGCGTACGGAGCGACGATGATGTCTTCGAGGTTCGTGGTCTCGGCCCCGCCGACCAGCGGCACGATCGTGAGCCGCTTGGAGATTGAGCGAAGTGAAAGGCCATTGCGCGGCCCGACCTCCCAACGCCTTTTCGTAGGCGTCGTGTCATCGACGATCGTCGTGGACGTCGCGCAGGCACGCTTGAGCGACTCCATCTTGATCTCTTTGAAGATGACTTTGATCGTGATCTCCGCGCCCGTGACAACCTCGTCAACGACTGCGGTGCCCGTCGCGGCTGCGGTGAGCTTCATCGTGTCCGTCTTGACCGCGACCTCGAGGCCTTCATCGATCGCCCCGACGTTGGAGTCGTGCGAGTACGTGAGGCCGGAAGCGGTCACCGTCCACGCGTCAGTCGTCAGTGCGGTGTCGGACGTGATCGTTGCGACCGTGTGCGTCTCGCCGCTGGCGATGATCTTGTCGCCGACCGAGAGGGACGTGAACTTCGTCCCGGTGCCGGTGACGGTCGTCGAAGCCGTCACGGCGATTGTTCCTGCGCCGACCTCGCGCAGATAGACACTGGCCGAGCCAGTCTTGAGGTATCTGGGATCAATCGAGATAGCCATGTCTCTCCTGTCAGAAAAAAGAAAAGGCGACCCTCGCGGGCCGCCGTTGTGTGCGTCGAACTGCTGTAGGGAAGTCGGTTCTTAGGCCGGGTACGAGAGCACCCGCAGTTGCAGGACCTTGTGATGGACGCGCGTGTCGTCCTCGAAGAGCTCGATGCCCGGGCCGCTCACGAAGTTCCCCGCGATGCGCCCGTACGGGACGGTCAGGGGTTGCTTGTGGAGCAGCTCGCGCACGCGCCCGGCCACGCGGTCATTCCGATCGCCGGACTTGGACCAGAGGTCGATCTGGTAGGTCTCGTCGGTGAACGGCACGTCAACCGCCTCGACGGCCGTGACGAGGAAGTAGCTGAGTCGCACCTGGTCGATGGTGTAGGCGACGGACGCCGCGTCTGCCGTCCAGGCGTCGGTGATCATGGCCATGTCCGACGTGACCGCGGTGATGACGTGCGTCTCGCCATTCGCGGTGATCGGATCGCCGATGCTGAAGTCCGAGAGGAACGTCGTCCCGACGCCCACGACCGCGGCGCTTCCGGCTCCGACTGATATCGTTCCGGATCCGGTCCGCTGGAACGCGTCCTTGAGCGGCGGGCGGTGAAAGTAGACGTTCGGTCCGCCGAGCAGCCGGGTGAGCGTGGCATCGCCCGAGAGAGCGGTGACGATGGCTCTCTTCGTGTTCTCCACGCGTTACTCCTTGTCGATGCTGGCCGAGGTGTCCTGGCGCAACCGCTCGAGCGCAGGACGCCAGGACGGGCGCGCCGCCATCTTCGTCGTCCCGAATTCCAGATCGTCGGCGATGCTTCGGGCGGATGCGCCCTGCGGCGAGCCGCGTCCGGATTCGACGGACGGTCCGATCTTGGCCTTGTATTCGAGGAGACCGGTCTTCTCGATCTCGTGCGTTGCACCCTTGACGAGCGCGGCGGTCCGGATCGCCGGCGGCTGGTCGGGAGCGGAGGCGGTGTACGTCGTCTTCGAGCCCGACGCGACCGGGTAGACCTCGCCGCTCGGGGACGATTCGCGGATGACGGCCTGCCAGTGGCGCTCGTACTTCTGGGCGGTCCGCGTCACCTTGCGCTTGATCAGCTCGTCGAGCCGTTTCTGCTCTTGGGCGACGTTCGAGATGAATGAGCTACTCATTGCGCACGGACGTGAGGTCCGCCTCCAGGTGGTGCCCCTGCTTGTCGCCGACGAAGAGCACGAGGTACTTCTCCGTCCCGCGGATGAGGTGGTCACCGGGGTGGACATCGACGCCCGGGAGGAAGTACGCCTTCGCGGTGACGGTGACCACCTCGCCGTGCTCGCCCGGCCGCTGGCTGCCCGATCGGGACTGGACGAGCGATGGAACGCCGACGTGCGCCGGTGCAAAGCGCTGCGTCACCTCGCCCGTCGGGGACTTGGCGGTGCTGGCGCGCGCGATCGTCACGCGATCCGTGAAGAGCTCGAGCATCGGCGGTGGGCCTTACTTGCCCTTGCTCTTCGGCAAGTGAGCAATCGCGAAGTCGACGATGAGGGCGATGATCGCCGGATCGACCGACTGCGCCCGCTTACCGAGGAACGCCTTCACGGCTTCGGCGGCCTTCGCCTTGCGCTCATCCGGAGTCAGAGCGGAGTACTGGAGATAGGTCGCGATCGCGATCTGGACCGCGGATCCGTTCCTGACTGCGAACAGCAGGGCTGCGAGCAAGGACTTGAACATGGGCGTGTCTCCTTCGAGCGCGTCTGCGCCCGGGGTCGGTGCTGCGGTTGTGCGGTTGTGCGGGGGACGGGAGGAACTACTGGAGGCGCTCGGCGGTGATCCGCAGCGCGTACTGCGGCGAGCCGGTGGCGCCCGTCATCGTGGTCACGAAGTTGAGGACGTTCGTGGAAATCCAACAGGTGACCGTGCCCTGCGTGAATGTACCCACGGCGATCGTGTTCAGCGGCACGTTCGCTGACGTCACCGACTGCTGCTGCACGCCGTCGTTCCAGCCGACCGTGAACGAGATCGTGCCGGCCGTGCCGGCCGTCGTCGTGCCCAGGTAGTACGAGACGCGGTACTGTCCGACGGCGGGTGAGGCGAGGATGTTCGTGACGCCGATCGCCGTGGTCTGCCCGGTGTAGCTTTGAGAGGCCAGCGTCACCGGCCACGCGGTCTGCACGAACGCCGTCGTGGCGAGCTGCGTCGTGCTTGTTCCAGCGGAGGCGGTCGGCGCTGCAGGTATGCCCGCGAAGGTCGGTCCGGCCAGCGTCGCGTAGGCCTGCGCCTTGACGAATGCGGTCGAAGCAATCGTCGTCGAGTTGTCCCCGGTGGCAGCGGTTGGCGTCGTCGGCGTTCCCGTCAGCGCGGGCGAAGCCAGGGGCGCGTAGCTCTGAGCCTTCACAAACGCGGTGGTGGCCAGGGTCGTCGAGTTGTCGCCGGTCGTAGCGGTCGGAGCCGCCGGAGTACCGGTGAAGGTGGGGGAGGCGAGGGGCGCTCTCGTCGTGTCGGTCGGGTGGACGTGGTCCGCCCTGGCGAATCGGGTCGCGGTGCCGACAGCGGCCGAGCCGTCAATCAGCGGCGTTGCGCTGGCTGCCTGGGCCAGGACGAAGGCAGTCGACGCGATCTGTGTGGTGTTCGTGTCCACCGCCGCGGTTGTCGTCGTCGGTGTTCCGGTGAGTGCGGGCGAGGCCAGCGAGGCCCGGCTGCCGTCCGTCGGGTGAACATGATCCGCGCGTGCGAAGCGCGTCGAAGTGCCGACGGCCGCGGTGCCGTCGATCAGAGGAGTCGCGCTCGCGGCCTGGCCGACGACGTAAGCCGTCGTGGCCAGCTGCGTCGTGTTTGTGTCGACGGCCGCGGTTGGGGCGGTCGGTGTGGCCGTGAGGGCAGGGCTCGCGAGCGGTGCGTAGTTTTGAGCCTTCACGAAAGCCGTGCTCGCCGCGGTGGTCGAGTTGTCCCCGGTCGCGGCCGTGGGTACCGTTGGCGTGCCGGTGAGCGCGGGCGAGGCGAGCGGCGCCGCGCCGGTCACGTCTGTCACGGCGTAGTCGCCCGATGCTTTCACCACGGCGCCCGTGCGTCCGAAGACGCTACTGACTCCCGTAGTCCGGGCGGCTACTTGGTTGAGGGCAGTCTGCAGGTCGGTCCCGGTGATACCGTTGCCGGGCGCGGCAATCGTGATCGTGCGGGCGACGGCCGTGCGCACTTCCTGTGCCGGGTCGGTGTTGCTCCAGACGATCGCCGGCGTCGACGTAGCGTCCGTCGTGATCGTGTTGCCCGTGCCGGCCGTGTGGGCGGCGACGATGTTCAGTGGCGCCGGCAGGATGATCGTGCACGCCGAGACGCCGCCGGTGGTTGAGCCGTTGTCCGCGATGGCCTGAGCACCAACGCCGACCTTCGACCCCT